GTAGTCAGCCATTAGATCGCCAAATACTAGGCGATCAAGACCGCCAGCAAGAGGAGACTGCTCGACTAATTGAATCGACACATTCTCATACCCGCTTATGGTTCTGACTGGAGCTGTGACTGTTGATGAAACCATGTCACGAGTTGTTGTTGCAGCGTTATCAGCAGACTGGAATGCAGCAAGTGTTCCTGTTGTGATTTGAGGAATGTTGATGCTGTCTGTTCCTGCTGGGAGCGCCATATTAGTGACGAGATCCGCTGTCACTCTTGCCGCTCTTGCAAACTCAGCGTATTCGTTGATTCAAATCTGTTACCACCCTTTCGGGCGAGCCAATCATTTCTGCTGGCTTCTCATCCTTTTTCATTGATGATGAGTTCGGACTATATCTTCATCCTTATTTCTAAGGAGTTTCGCGTGTAGTCTCTACGGACTCTCTGCTTTCGCAGGTTGCCTCGGTATTGTCCCTTTGGTTTTCTTGAAGGAGTTTCACCGATATAGCGAAATTTTCAATTGGCGCTTACGCAGCCAAAGACCCAATCGTGTTTAGGTAAATTGGTGGAACGAAATCTCCACCAGCACCATCGGTGCGTGATATGTCGCGAGTTTCAATCGCAACTTCTTGTTGGTGACGAGCAAGGCGTTCCCATGAGGAACGATCGTTGCGAAGTTGTGCGCCAATCATGTCGCGAACGAAAGAATTCTTTCCATCGCGGTCATAGGTCATTGCTTCGCGAGTAACAACTGCGCCGCCAAATGTAGCGACCTTTGCTTCCTTGCGTGATTCTGCGATTGCAGCAGTGCGAGCTTCTACCTTTTCGGCAGTTGCAATGCGCTCATCGAGCGCGGCAATTTCTTCATGTGTTGCTGAAACAGCATCGAGTGCTTCGGCGGTTACATCTTCAGAAGCTAAAACTTCCTCTGCTGTGGCTGCCAAGCCATCGCGTTGTTCCTTGAGTTTTGAAACTAGAGACAATTGAGTCTCCTCTCAGGATGAGTGAATGGAAAACCGCCGAGGCGAATTGCGCCGAGGGTAAATCGCTTGACTACTTGGTCAGCGAATAGTGTTTGAACTTCGCAGCAAGTTTGCGCTTGCGAAGGATTAGGTCATCAGACTTGGCTTCTGCTCGAAGTCCAACTGAAGTGTCATCGTAGGCTGGAAGATTGACGACTGAAATCTCATAAAGATCAAGATCGGTCAATGTGCGAAGTCCCTCAGCGCGAGTATCCCCGCCAGGAGCGACTGTAAATGCGAATGACATCTTATCAACATCGCCGCGACCAAGAGCTGAGGCAAGTTCAGCAGCGCGAGGATTTAGCGGATCAAGTGTCGCTTCCATGCGAAGGCCAATCTCATCTTCTGACAATTTCAAAGTGCCAGAGCGAGTTGATGCGAGCGGAAGTTGTTCCATATCGTGATTGATAAGAAGGAAGATTGGATTCTCACTTTTTAGAGTGCGAGTGAATGCTCCTGGGGCGATAATTTCGCGGAAGTTTAGGCCAGTTGCTTCATTGTTGAAAGTTGCGGCATATCCGGCAACCTTGATTGAGCCGTCATCGGTAGCAACCGAGCGAACTTCTGCTTGCATTGTGATTTGCTCGGCATTGCGAATCATAGTTTTCCGTTCTTCAATCATTGTTGATTCCTCTTCTGAACGACCCTCGAAAGGTGCTTTGATCGAATCATCGTCAAAAGCCTTGGCCATTTGTGAATAATAAGTTGAAACTTTGCCCTTGATTGAAGCAATATCGGCAGCAGGAATATCAACGCCGCCTCTTGCGCCGTTCAAAACTCCAGCAACAGCGAAGATTGCCTTTGGAACGGCAACCAATTTGCCATCAATTAGGTCTGCAAATTGTAATTTATAGGAGCCAAGTTTTTCTTTGTCGGCAGAATCAACATAGAAGAAGGCATTTGCATACTTTGCCCAGTCCATATTGTCTTTACCGCCAGCCCAAGCCTGAATTCTCTTGTTAGCGGCTGCGGCATCCCATGAAGTGTCTCTTGGCGCGAAATGAAGCCCTACTGCGCCAATTGCTGATCGACCATAGACAATGTCCATTGGCATATTGCCCATTTCGTCTTCTTCGACATCATCTGCATCAATTCCTTGAGCATCGAGTGGATCAACGGCTGGCTGAGTGACTTCTTGACCAAGTGAAGCGGTCAATTGCCACTTCCAGAACTGATGTTGATCAATTCGACCGGCAAGGAAGTTAGCAACGCCCTGTTGATTGTAGTTTGTAGCGCAATCAAAGGCATCTGAAAGTTCATCAAGGATCATATCATTGGCCGCTAGAAGGTCATTTGCCAAGGCAATTGGGTCTTGTAGGGTCGTTGAAGCATCATCAATTGAGCGAAGTGTCAGGAATGAAGTCAATGTGAATGGCGCAATTGATCCCAATTTGCGAAGGTTCTCGGCGATTGGATCAATAGACTCATAAACATCTTCGTAAATTTTCAAGAAAAGTTTGTGATATTCGCTGAAATCAGCGCCTTTTACATTCCAGTGAGCGCCATGAGCGCGGAAGTAGAAGCTGACAACATCTGCAAGCAGTTCGGTCAGTTCCTCATTCAAATCTGAAACTTCATTCATGTCAGCCATATCATTCTCCTCGGCCATTAGGGAAAGCGCTCTTGCACTTTTTGAAATTGAATTTCTAATTTTTGTTGCCCAAGAAAATCCTGCATCGCCGCCCCAGGCTGACCAAGCAACTCTTCCTGGCGATGGAAAACCATCTTGCCCAGAACTAAAACCTTCTGCTTTTTTGTCAACTTCATGTCTTTTGAAGAATGAATACATTCTCAAAATTGTTTGAGCGCTTAGTGGTTGACCACTTGCCAAGTCACTAGCTCTTTTTTTGCCAACGGCTGTAAAGCCACTTCCTGCTTTACCATCAGCAATCCAAGCCAAAGCCTTTTTCGCTTCATCTTGAACGCCTTTTGGCGGGCGATATGTCTCAGCCATTTATTCTAAAACCCCCATGACCGGCGCGGATGGATCAGCATCGGTTCCAAGAGAAGGCGCAACTGCGCCTCCAGCAACAATTGTTCCGGCAATGACCTGATTGAATTCATCGCCGCCCTCGTAAGGCTCCATGCCTTCGATTTGGCGAACTTCATTTGGAGTCCGAGCGCCCATCTTCACATTTATTAGGTTCACATTGGCGCGAGTAAGCGCATCAACGCGAAGCAATGTTGAAGTATCAAAGGCAACATCATCGCCAGCATCAAGGATTTGAGAGAATGCAATTTCAATTCGGCGAAGCCAAGGATGAATTGTGTGGGTCAAGAAGTTCAAAGATGCTTGTTCAACATTCTGATAAGTCTGTGAATCGCCGGAAGCGCCGATCAAGTGTGATGGAATGCGGAAGATTCTTGCAATGTCGCGAAGTAATTGCTCGCGAGTTGCAATCATTTCATTATCAGCAGCCGAAGTAGTTATTGGTCGCCACTTCAAACCATCAGAGAGAACTGCTGGTCTGCGATGACGGCGATGAGTTGCTTCCCAAGTTCCTTGAATGATTCGAGCCTGATCAAGTGTCAATTTCTGATCTGTTTCAAGAACTGATGAAGGAGTTGCGCCCTCGCCATAGAACTGAGCCAAATGACGATCCATCGCGATTGATAATCCGACAAGGTTGCGAGCTTGATTGAGCGGGGAAATTCCAACCAAAGATTGTGGCGGCGTGAACCAACGCAAGTGGAGCATATCCTCGCGAGCAATATCGTTTCCAAGATGCAAATACCTACGGCCAATTTGATCGCCAGTCGGCATAACCTGCATCTGATAAGGATGAAGTGGGACAAGGCCGATCATGTTTCCAGAGCGGTCGCGGTCAATCTTTACATAGGCGTTTCCATGAAGAGCAAGCGAAGCCACGACTTGATGAATGAGTTCGTAAGTGTTGGATTCAGGATCGGGATTCGCTAATACATCGGGCAATGGGCGCATGATGCGCTTGCCAGCTTTGTCAATCTGGTAACAACGCATTGGCATTGAAGCCACTGAGTCTGCCAACAATGAAACCGCGCTAAGGACTGATGAAACTCCAAGAGCAGTCCATTCATCAATGCGCTCGCCAGCAGCGCTGGTCATTGATGTTTGGCCGTAGAGTTGGCTTAGTGGGGAAACATAGTTGTTGAACTGTGGGTATCGGCCAACTGTAAATGACTTGATACCTCTTGTGAAAATACTCATTCAACGCCTCTTTCTGATGAAATTGTTGCAAGATAACTGCCAAGCAGGATCAAAGCCCCGCCGGTAATTAGTGCCGCGCCAACTCCAAAGCAAATTCCAACGCCAACTGCGATTAGTAGAGCGCCAACTGTTTCAGTAATTGTTGTGATTAGACCAAACACTAGGAGCCTCTCCTTCATCTATTGACCAGGGATCGAAAATTTGTGGCAACGCATTGCCTTGTGAATGCCACCAAACGGCTCGCTCTAGTCCCATAACGGATGCAACTGCCAAGTCAATGCGCCGAGTTGATCCGCGCTTTTCTTTTGCCAGTCTTGAACCGCGTTGATCCACGCGAAGTTGGGCATTTCCAATATGTCGAGCCAGTTGCGGATCGCCACTTTGGGTAATTGATTTATTGACAACGGCTTCAAAGAAGCGGGTTGTCGCTGGAGTCATTCTTGATGCGGTTTGTGGGAATGTAACAATCGGTAAGCCCTCATCCTCAAGAACTTGGAAAGTCCTAGCCCAACGATAAGGATCGCAAGCAATTTCCATAACTTGCCAACGCTTGCAGGCTTCACGAATTGCATCCTCTACTTCTAAGACCGGAACTTGCCAGTCAGCGCCAGCCTCATCGGGTTTTTCCCAAACGGCAACTGGCATGATGTGTGGAATTTCATCAGCACTTACGGCAACAATGACTGTGCAGTCGCCATTGAATGAGCCGTCAAACGCTAAAACTATATTGGAGCCATCCTCGATGACTCGATTGCTATCTGCAATTTCATCCCAAGTGCCATGCGGAAGCCAGGCATCGGATGTTGCAACCCACATATTCAAACGTTTAGTCTTGAAACCCGCTTCAGGCGTGGATCGTATTGCTGATTTGAAATCTTCCGGCGATGTTATATCGCCATAACCAGGGTTTGCTTTTTTCCAAGTTTCTTCACTTCTGAAATCATCTTGGTCAGTTGCGCCCCACCATGCAAAATAAAACGATGGATCATCAAGTTCGCCAGTAATAATTTTTTTGCCGTAGTTGAACATTGAATAACAAAGTGAATCTTTGCCATCTGAACCAGTTCTAACCCCAGCAGTGGTAATGGAAACAAGCATTGGTTCTGATCTAGCGCCCATAGCCAATGACATAACTTCATAAAGTTCGCCATCAGGTTGCGCGTGTAATTCATCAAAGGCAACAAAAGTTGGGTTCAAACCTTCTTTTGTAAATGCTTCGGATGATAAAGCCCGATAGACACTGCCATTTGCAGGATTGTAAAGTGAATCTTTATAGACTTTCAAAACTTCTGAAAGTTCTGGTTCCATTTCAACCATGCGTTTTGCGGTATTGAAAACAATTTTTGCTTGATCTTTATCAGCCGCACAAGAAAAGATTTGACCGCCATGTGCGCCAAACATCAATTCATCAAGTGCTATTGAGGATAGCCAAGCACTTTTTCCACCTTTGCGTGGCAAGCCAATCAATGCTCTGCGGTGTCGAAGTTTTCCGTTTTCGTCTACCGCAAAAAGTTGTTTGGTAAGTTCAGTCTGCCAACTTCGAAAGACTAAAGGTTGACCTGCATTTCCGGCAATGGAATCTTCAGCGATCTTGCAAAGCGTTTCAGCAAATGCAACTTTTTGTAAACCTCTGCCTCTTTTTATATCAGCCTCGGGAACTGGCGTAACATAAAGTGGAGGCCATCCCTGAATTTGGCTCACTTATTTTGCACCCTTTTTGATATTACATAACCCATGCGAAGGTCGCACATTGTCTAAACTGTCAGAACCGCCTCGGGCTATTGGTATCACATGATCTATTTGCAAACCTTTTTCCCAACCATTTTGCTTGCAAGACCTTGGTGCGGATAAATCTATTGCTTGATTGCAGATATGGCAGCAAGCGCCATATAGATCGAGGACTTGTTGTTCGGTGTATATTTGAAATCCATTTTTGACTTTTCTTGCTCGGCGGCGATGATGCGATCTGCGACTATTAGAACGGACTGTTTCGATATTGGCTTTTGCCCAATTTCTGTCTGCTTCTTTTTTCCGTTCAGGAAATTTTTGAACCCATTCACGAACTGCCTGCCTTGCTCTTTCGGGATTGGCTTTTCGCCATTCTTTAGCACGATTATTTTCTTGTATTTTATTAGCTTGCTGATAAGCCCGTTTTTTTGCTTTGAGTTCATCTCCGCGTTTTTTCCGATAGGCTTTCATATAAATTGAATTTGCTTGTTTGCAAGGATCGCAATATGGCTCACCTTGTTTGCGATGACGGATATAACCAGCAGTAGTTCCGCAACTAGCCTTTATTTTGTCGGGCTTGAGCAAGCTCTTCAAGTTTGCTCCTAACGCGAACTTCAGCCACTCCAAGTCTAGAGCGGTCTGTTGATGTCAATCCGAGCAGGGAGAACAGTTTGGTAATTTCAGTTTCTATTGTTGAAAGCATTCCAACTAAAGGATTTGCGTAAGCGTAATTTTTATCAGTGAATAAAACAAAATCGCTATTTTGAAGTTTAGCAATGATTTCTGATCGCCGATCTAACTTCTCGCATAACAACTGGAGTGAGGATTGATCGGTGTTGGAAATCCAAAAGGCGGTTTCGCGAAGGCGTGTCCACAGCTCTTTGCTTGC